GTAGAAGAGGAAGAAGCTGAATAGGTAAATATCACTTAAAACAAGCGGTAAAGCACGTGGTAGTAAATTGAAAAATATTTATTACCTTTGTGCTTATTAATAACAAATAAAATATATTATAATGAAATCATTAGACGAAAAAGAATTAAAAGAATTACAGGAAGTTAACAAAGAGTTTGGTAGTGCAAAAATAGCATTAGCTGACTCTGCTTATCAACAAGCTAATATTATAAAAGCTTTAGATGAATTAAGAAGTAAATTTTCAGTATTAGAAAAAGAACTAACCGAAAAATACGGCTCAGACGTTTCAATTAATTTAGAATCTGGAGAAATTACAGATAAGCCTGAAGAGCCTGCTAAAAACGCAGAATAATGAGTAAAATTAGTAACACTAGTGCCTACGGAAACATAACGCCTACCGCGGCTGATTATATAGTTTTAACAGAAGCTGATAATTATTTAGCTACAAAGACAAGTACTCTGGGTGAGGTTCAAAGTTTATTTGGAATAGATACGTTAGTAGCGCATGTTGCTGTAAATAGCGCGTCTTTATTAACTTTATCTACTACGGCAGCTACATTAATTACTGCTCCTGGAGCTGGAAAAGTTCTTGATATTTTAAGTATAATGGCTTATATGGACGCAGGCGCTGTTGCTTATAATTTTACACCTGCGTTACCTGTAACAATAGGCGCTGAAAGTATTGCTACTTTTTCAAATGCTCGTGTTAATTCAGCTATTGATGTAGTTTTTAAACCAGAGGTACCTCAGTCTAATGAAGTTATTGCTCAGAACACAGGGCTTACTTTAACTGCTGGAGGATCTAATCCTACACAAGGCACAGGTATATTATATGTAAATATATATTATAGAGTTCTCACAGTAGGCTCATCATTTTAATTAAATGGACATACGTAAAATTTCAATAGGAGCAGACTATAAATCTGGGGCTATGCATTATATTGTAGGCCAAGATGTTTTAGGCGGAAGCTACAAAATTCACTTAATAAAATTAATAGAAAACAGCGATTCTTTAAAAATTTGGATAGAAAAAGATGATGAAATTTTGTTATGGAAAGAATTTAATTCAATGATGCCTGTGTCCATAGAATATAATATTAATTTTTAATGAGATCGCCTTTTTATTTTATAACCAAACCTTTAAAGGGGAGGAGATACGACAACATAAAAAAAATAGGAGAAATAGATTTTATTACTAGTGTCTCTCAAGAAGATCACATGGCAACTAATAGATTTGCTGAGGTGGTTTCAGTGCCTTTAGGATATAAAGGAAAAATAAAGTCAGGAGATATATTGTTGGTACATCATAATGTGTTTAGAATTTATTATGATATGAAAGGTAGAGAAAAAAGTGGTAGAAGTTTTTTTAAAGAAGATTTATATTTTATAGATTTTGATCAATTTTTTTTGTATTACAATAATAAAAAATGGCAAACTCACTCAAAGTATTGTTTTGTAAAACCTAGTTCTTTAAAAAAATCTTATATATTAAAACCTGGTTCAGAAGAACCGCTAACAGGAACTGTTGTTTATGGGAATTCTGAATTAAAAAACTTAGGAGTTAATCAAGGTGATGAAATTATATTTGAACCAGAAAGCGAATATCCTTATTATATCAACGGAGAAAAGCTTTATAGAATGTATACTAACAATATAACAATGGTAATATAAATGGATACATCTAAATTAAAAATGCAGATAATTGAAGCTGGAAGACAGGCAGTTACGCAATTAGTAAAGGTCGCAAAAGAAGATATAATAAAATATGAGGCTGATGATGAATTGGCTCCAGATAGATTAAAAAATGCAGCGGCTACAAAAAAGTTAGCTATTTTTGATGCTTTTGAAATACTCACAAGAATAGAACTAGAGAAGGAGTTACTTTTAGGCGAAAACAAACAAGACAACAATAGTAAACAAGGATTTGCAGAAAGACGATCAAAATAAAATATATAGAACTCTAAAAAACTATATACCAAAGCAAGCTTATTTAAAAAGAAATTTAAATAAATCATGGAACTATGGATATGATGCAAAACATGATTTAGTTGTAATTAGTAGAGATGGCACAGTTGGAGAAATCTGCGAAATAAATGGCTTGAAAATAGGATTGCCATTAGCTCCAAAAAAAATATACAAAAGAAGCAATAAAAAAAAAGAGCAATATTGGGAATCGTTTCCTTACACAAAAGAACTATCTAAAATATCTTCTATATTTCAATGGCACGAAATGCCTAAATTTTTTAAAGTAAAATGGGTAGACTATATAGAAGAAGAATTTGACAAAAGAGAACAAGGCTTCTGGTTTTATAATAACGGAATACCTACATACATTACAGGAACACATTATATGTACTTGCAATGGACAAAAATAGATGTAGGACATCCAGACTACAGAGAAGCAAATAGAATCTTTTATATATTTTGGGAGGCATGCAAAGCAGACTCTAGGTCTTTTGGAATGTGCTATTTAAAAATAAGACGTTCTGGATTTTCATTCATGGGTTCATGCGAAGCAGTTAATACAGCTACAATAAATAAAGATTCTAGAATAGGTATATTATCTAAAACTGGAGCAGATGCTAAAAAAATGTTTACAGATAAAGTTGTACCTATATCAAATAACTTTCCTTTCTTTTTTAAGCCAGTGCAAGATGGTATGGATAAACCAAAAACAGAATTAGCTTATAGGGTGCCAGCATCAAAGATTACAAAAAAAAATATGTATGAAACTGATAGCGAGGACGTTCAAGGGTTAGACACAACAATTGATTGGAAAAATACTTCTGACAACTCTTATGATGGAGAAAAATTAAAGTTATTAATTCATGATGAGTCAGGTAAGTGGATGAGGCCAGATAATATATTAAACAACTGGGCTGTTACTAAAACTTGTTTAAGATTAGGTAGTAGAATTATAGGTAAATGTATGATGGGATCAACATCTAATGCTTTGGATAAAGGAGGTGCTAACTTTAAAAAACTATTCAACGATTCCGATGTATTAAAAAGAAATCAAAACGGACAAACCAAAAGTGGATTATATAATTTATTTATTCCGATGGAATGGAATTTTGAAGGATATATTGATATATATGGACAACCAATATTTAACACTCCACAAGAACAGGTAATTGGAGTAGATAAAGAAATAATTACAATTGGAGCAATAGACTATTGGCAAAATGAAGTAGCGTCATTAAAATCAGATGCTGACAGTTTGAATGAATTTTACAGACAATTTCCACGCACAGAGTCACATGCATTTAGAGATGAAAGTAAACAGTCTTTATTTAATTTGACTAAAATTTATCAACAAATAGATTATAACGATTCTTTAATAAAAGAAAGATTTATTACTAAAGGCAGGTTTAGTTGGAAGAATGGACAAAAAGACTCAGAAGTTATATGGACTCCAGATAGTAGAGGTAGGTTTTTAGTATCTTGGTTACCAGAGAAAAATCTTCAAAATAATAAACGTATCTTTAATGGTAGGATAAATCCAGGTAATGAACATTTAGGTTCTTTTGGATGTGATTCTTACGATATATCAGGAACAGTTGGAGGCAACGGATCAAACGGGGCTTTACATGGCTTAACAAAATATAATATGGATAATGCTCCAAGCAATGAGTTTTTTCTAGAGTATGTTGCTAGACCACAAACTGCTGAAATATTTTTTGAAGAAGTTTTAATGGCCTGTATATTTTATGGTATGCCTATTTTATGTGAAAACAATAAACCTCGTTTACTTTATCATTTTAAAAATAGAGGATACAGAGGGTATAGTTTAAATAGACCAGATAAAGCGTTTAATAAACTTTCAAAAACAGAAAAAGAATTAGGAGGTATTCCAAATAGTTCTGAAGACGTCAAACAATCACATGCTGCTGCAATAGAAAGTTATATAGAAAAGCATGTAGGAATTGATTTAGAAGGACTATATAGAGAACAAGATGATATGGGTGTTATGTATTTTAGCAGAACATTAGAGGATTGGGCAAGATTTGATATAAACAATAGAACAAAGTTCGATGCTTCTATAAGTTCAGGATTAGCTGTTATGGCAAATCAAAAACACTTATATACTCCGCAACAAAAAGTGTCAAAAATAAGCATTAACTTTGCACAATACAGCAATAAGGGAATGCACAGCGAAATAAACAATTAATGAAAGACGTAACAGTAGATATTAATCCAGCTGGGTTCCCGGATAATTTTGTATCAGATTCGGAAAAAGCAACATTTGAGTTTGGATTACAAATAGGACAAGCAATACAATACGAATGGTTTAGAAAGAGTGGAAACCAATCTAGGTTTTACAGTCAATGGCAAGATTTTCATAGGCTAAGACTTTATGCAAGAGGAGAACAATCTGTAGCAAAATATAAAAATGAATTAGCAGTAGACGGAGATTTAAGTTACTTAAACTTAGACTGGACTCCAGTTCCTATAATACCTAAATTTGTAGATATTGTTGTAAACGGAATGTCTGATAGATTATTCAAGGTTCAAGCTTACGCACAAGATGCTATGTCTGCAGAAAAAAGATCTGCATTTCAAGACATGATTGAAGGAGATATGGTTACAAAACCTTTGTTGAATCAAATTCAACAAGGCTTCGGAGTAAATCCATTTTCTACTGACCCTGATGAACTTCCAAACACGGATCAAGAACTTGCATTGTATATGCAGTTAAATTATAAACCTGGAATAGAAATAGCTGAAGAGACAGCTATAAATACTATACTAGACGATAATCATTATGCAGATGTTAGAAAAAGAGTTGATTATGACTTGACAGTTTTAGGTATCGGTATGAGTAAACATATGTTTTTAGCAGGAGATGGCGTTAAAGTAGAGTATGTAGACCCTGCAAACATGGTATATAGTTATACTGAAGATCCTCATTTTCAAGATTGTTTTTACTGGGGTGAAATAAAAACTGTACCGATAAACGAATTACTAAAAATAGATCCTGAATTAACTAGTGATGATTTGAGAGAAATTTCTCAATATAGTCAGTCATGGTATGATTATCATAATGTAGCTCAAATGTATGAGAACAGTGTGTTTTCTAGAGAGACAGCGACTATATTATATTTTAATTACAAAACAACCAACACTTTTTCTTATAAGAAAAAAGAATTAGAGGGTGGAGGATCTAGGGTAATAGAAAAAAATTCAGATTTTAATCCGCCAGAGGAAATGATGCAGGAAGGAAACTTCAAGAAAGTTTCTAAAACTATAGATGTTTGGTATGAGGGTGTGATGGTTATGGGTACTAGTACAATTTTACAGTGGAAGATGATGGAGAACATGGTTAGACCAAAATCCGCTTCACAACACGCAATGCCTAATTATGTAGCTTGTGCGCCTAGAATGTATAAAGGTAATATAGAGTCGTTAGTAAGACGTATGATAAGCTTTGCTGATTTAATACAAATAACTCATCTAAAACTACAGCAAGTAATTGCTAAAGTAGTACCAGATGGTGTCTTTATTGATGCAGATGGTTTAAATGAAGTAGACTTAGGAACTGGAGCAGCATATAATCCACAGGATGCGCTTAGATTATATTTTCAAACAGGTAGTGTAATAGGAAGAAGTTATACTCAAGATGGTGAATTTAACAACGCACGTGTTCCTATAACCCAATTAACATCTAGTAGTGGACAAGCAAAAATGCAAAGTTTAATATCTAGTTATAATCATTACTTAGGAATGATAAGAGGTGTAACTGGATTAAATGAAGCTAGAGATGGATCAACTCCTGATCCTAATTCATTAGTAGGTGTACAAAAATTAGCTGCACTAAATAGCAACACAGCAACAAGACATATATTGCAAGCAAGTTTAGCTATAACACAAAGAATGGCAGAAGGTGTGTCTTTACGAATAGCTGATGTATTAGAGTATGCGGATTTTGCAGAAGAATTTACGATGCAAATTGGAAAATACAATGTAGGAATATTAGATGAAATTAAAGACTTATATATATATGACTTTGGAATATTTATAGAAGTAGCTCCTGATGAAGAAGAAAAACAACAACTGGAGCAAAATATACAAATGGCTTTATCTAAGCAAGATATAAACTTAGAAGATGCAATTGATATACGTGAGTTAAGAAATTTAAAATTAGCAAATCAATTACTCAAAGTTAAAAGAGTTAGAAAACAAGAGCAGGACCAACAAGCAGCAATGCAGAAACAACAAATGGAGGCTCAGACTAAAATGCAACTACAGCAAATGCAAGCACAACAGCAAACAGCAAAGTTGCAGATGGAAGCTCAAATTAACATGAAACAATCTCAAGCAGTAATTGCTTTTGAAATAGAAAAACTGAAAAACGAGGCTCAACTAAAAGAAAAACTAATGCAAGTTGAGTTTGAGATGCAAATGAAATTAAAAGGTGTTGAAGAAGAAAAATTACAGAAAAGAGAAGACAACAGAGAAAAAGCAAAAGACAGAAGATTAAGCCAAGCTAATACAGAACAATCACAATTGATTCAACAACGTAAAAACAACCTACCTCCAGTGTCTTTTGAATCTAACGAAGATAGTTTAGATGGGTTTGATTTAGCAGAATTTGAACCAAGATAAATAAAATATAATGAATAATGTAAGCGGTCCTCAACTAACACAAATCAGAGAAGAATTCAACACAAGAGTAGGAAAAAAATTAATTTTAGGTAAATCAAAAAAAGTTTATTGGCATTCTAAAAGAAGATTTTCTAATATTTAATATACCTTAAATATTAATATAATTAATTATTAACTTTGTAAAAATCAAATTAAATGGAAAATATCGTAGTAAAAGACCTTGGGGTAATGGAGCAAAAATCCACTCAAGAAATCGAAAAAGAATTACTTGCAAAGCATGAAGCAGAGCAAGAAACTAAAGTTCAAGAAGTTTCTGAAGTAAGTGATCAGGTTGTACCTGAAGACATAAAAGAAGAAATTGTTGAGCCAGTTGTTGAAGAAAAAATAGAAGAAGTAATCACTCCGCAAATGAGTGATGAAGAAGTTCTTAAATATATTGGAAACCGCTATGGAAGAGAAATAACTTCCTTAGACGAATTAGTTGAAGTAAAAGAAAACACTCCTGATTTACCAGAAGATGTTTTGTCTTATTTTAATTATAAAAAAGAAACAGGTAGAGGGTTAGAAGACTTTGTAAGATTAAACAAAGATTATAGCTCAGATTCACCTGATTCTTTATTAGCTAATTATTATTCTCAGACAGAGGAGGGGTTAGACTCAGAAGATATTAAAGATCTTATAGAGGATAGCTTTGGTTTTGATGAAGAATTAGATGATGAAAGAGATATAAGAAAAAGAAAATTAGCAAAAAAAAGAGAATTATCTAAAGCTAAAAAATACTTTAATGAACTAAAAGAGAAATATAAAGTTCCGCTTGAGTCAAGGGAATCTTTATCTCAGCAGTCAGAAAAAGAATTAAAAGCTTATAGAGAATACATTGAAGATGGCAAGAGCTATAAAGAAGAGTCTAAAAGAAAACAAGAATGGTTTGTAAAAGAAACCGGAAAAGTTTTTAATGATAAGTTCAAAGGTTTTGAATTTAACATTAATGATAAAAAAGTTTCTTATTCTCCTTTACCAGCAGATGATCTTAAAAAATCTCAGTCAAGTATAAATAATTTTATACAAACTTATTTAGATGACAAAGGATTAATTAAGAATGCTGACAAATATCACAAAGCACTTTCAATGGCCATGAATCCAGATAAATACGCTAAGTTCTTTTATGAACAAGGCCAAGCAGATGCAATTGACAATGTTTCAAAAAAATCCAAAAATATAAATATGGAGATGAGACAATCGCCACAAGCATTAGCTAAGTCAGGATTTAAAGTAAGATCGTTAGACACAGGCACAGGCCGAGGTTTAAAGATTAGAAGCAATAAAAAATAATAATAACAATTAAAAAAAAGTAAAAAAATGGCTGGACAAGTAGCAGCAACTCCAACTTTCGCACTTCAACCGAGCGCAGAAAGAGTTGCAACACAATCAAACTATATGACTACTTTTGATTTCTTAAATCAGTATTTACCAGATACGTATGAAAAAGAATTTGAAAGATATGGCAATAGAACAGTAGCATCATTCCTAAGAATGGTAGGCGCTGAAATGCCTTGTAATTCTGACCTTATTAAATGGGCAGAGCAAGGAAGATTACACACAAAATATATTAACTGTAGCTCTAATCAAGCAGCGGCGCAAGACACAGCAACCATTACAGTAGCTGATGCTTTAAACCCAGGGACAGGTGGTATAGCAGTAAGAGTAGGACAAACAGTTATGCTTTCAAACAATGCAGCAGGATCAACACTATCTAATAAAGGTATTGTAACTGCTGTTGATTACGCTAACGCAACGTTTGATGTAGCGTATTATGAAGCTGGAGGACAAACTTTTGCAGCTGCAGATGTAGTATCTGTATTTATTTATGGTAGTGAATTTCAAAAAGGTTCTGTAGCAATGCAAAACTCTTTAGAAGCTGACGACGAAATATTTAGCAATAGCCCAATTATCATCAAAGATTTATACGAAGTATCAGGTTCTGATATGGCGCAAATCGGATGGATTGAAGTTACTACTGAAAATGGAGCATCAGGATACCTATGGTATTTAAAATCTGAACACGAAACTAGATTAAGATTTGAGGATTATTTAGAAACTGCAATGGTGGAAGCTGTACCAGCTGAAGCTAATTCAGGTGCTGCTGCAATTGCTGCAGGAGTAGCTTCAGGAACAGGAAACAAAGGTTCTGAAGGATTATTCTATGTTCTTGGACAAAGAGGTAACGTGTACGGAGGTGGAAACCCAACTACATTATCAGATTTTGATGCAGTTATTCAACGTTTAGACAGACAAGGATCTATTGAAGAAAATGTAATTTTCTGTAACAGAGAATTTTCTTTTGATATGGACGATATGTTAGCGGCACAAAACTCTTATGGAGCAGGTGGTACTTCTTATGGTTTATTTGATAACGATCAGGACATGGCTTTAAATCTTGGATTCTCAGGATTCAAAAGAGGTTATGATTTCTATAAAACAGATTGGAAATATCTAAACGACGTTAGTATGAGAGGTGGTCTAGTAGGTGGAAAAATCAACGGTGTATTAGTACCTGCTGGTTCAACTACTGTATATGATCAAATCTTAGGTAAAAACGCTAAGAGACCGTTCTTACACGTAAGATATAGAGCATCTGAAACTGAAGATAGAAGATACAAAACATGGATTACAGGTGGTGCTGGAGGTGCAGCAACTATCGGAACAGATGTAATGCAAGTTAACTTCTTATCAGAAAGAGCGCTTTGTACTTTAGGTGCAAATAACTTCTTCTTATTTCAAGAAGCATAATAACTAAGTAACTTAAATAGGGGAGATTAATTTCTCCCCTTTTTATTAATTTTAAATTTAAATTTTATCAAATGAAAAACACAAAAAAAAATGTGTCTGAAGACAAGGTATATGTACTTAAAAGATCTTCAGCACCTTTAACGTACATGCTGTCATCTAGAAACACAAGAAGGTCTCCCCTTCTTTACTTTGACGGCGAAGCCAACAAACCTTTAAGATATGCTAGAAACCAACAATCACCTTTCGAGGATGAACAAGATGGTAATGCAATTATAGAACCTATATTATTCGAAGAAGGGTTTTTAAGAGTACCTAAAACTAATCCAGTTTTACAATCTTTTTTAAATTATCATCCAGGTAACGGAGAAATATTTGACGAAGTAAATAATGAAAGAGATGCTACAGAAGAGTTTGATGTAATGAACTTTGAATTAGACGCTCAATTATTAGCTAGAGATTTAACTTTAACAAAACTTGAAAGTATTGCTAGAGTTTTATATGGTGTAAAAGTAGAAAAAATGACAACTCCTGAACTTAAAAGAGATGTTTTAATTTACGCAAAAAGAGAGCCAAAGGATTTTATAAATTTAGTAAACGATCCAATGTTAGAGTTGCAAGACAAAGTAGTAAGATTTTTTAGCGCTAGCTTATTATCATTACGAAACAAAAACAAAGACGTTTATTTTAATTTAAAACAAAACAAAAGCAAAATGTTAACTATTCCTTTTGGAGAAGATCCTAATTATATTATAGCGTCTTACTTGCAATCAGATGAAGGCATAGAGTCTTTAAAGTTGCTTGAGAATAAAATGAAAAAATAGTTTATCTTTGTACTTTATTAACACATAAATTATATTATTATTATGGAAAAATTTTTAAACATTCCAGTTACTAATGAACAAAAACAAATTGTTTCAGTACTGGACGTAAAATTAGTAGAACAAGCTTCTACAACAACAGTTAGCTTATCTTACGGATCAGGTAAAGTTGTGACTATCACACACGCTGCAATTGCAGCAGGGAGTGAAGCAATGAGAGATGAAGTACAAAACGTTATGATTGCAGCCCTTGCGACTGGGTGGACAGCAGTTATATACGATTATGCACCAAGCTCTGCGGTTAGCGGAATATCTATCGCCTAATGTATAGTTCTATGCAAAAGTATGTTGAAGTTCCAGTACAAAGTACAGTCGCAAGTGGAACAACAACAGTAGACGAAACAGGTAACCTTGAGTTACAAGATGGCGCTGCTACCTTTACAGGTGGTGTAGTTAACGTTGGAGATGTTGTACATGACACTTCTGATGATAGAATGTATACGGTTGCTACGGTTGTGAATGCTAATACTTTATCATTAGTAGCTATTGGAGCTGCAGTAGGAACGGGTTTAAATACAGGTAAAAACTATATTATCTATTCCTCAAGTGTATCTAACAATCAATTGGTAGCTACAAATGGAGTTGTCATTATTGAAAACGCATCAGCTGACCCTATTAATAGCGAAGTTAATATTCAGTATTGCGGACCAAGTGGTATATCAGTTAAAATTACTCACGCAGCAGTAGCGGCTGGTAATGAAGCTGTAAGAGATGGATTTCAAGAATCAGTAAATCAATCTTTAATACAACCATGGCCACATGTTAAATATAGCGGATGGTTACCATCAAGCTTAATTTTAGGTATAGCTAAAGTATAAAACTAACTAAACAAGATAAAGCATCCTATAAAAAATAGGGTGCTTTTTTTTTGCTTATCTTTGTGTAAAACAAAATGCAATGATTAACTCTGTTAGAAATTCAGTTTTATCTATAATCAATAAAAACAACTACGGATACATATCTCCGTCTGACTTCAATCTTTTTGCCGAACAAGCGCAAATGGATTTATTTGAAGATTATTTTTATTTATATAATAGTCAGATAGTAAAAGAAAATAAAAGGTTGTCAGGGTCAGGATATGCAGATATTACAAAAGGATTAATTGAAGTAATAGATAGTTTTTCAGTAGAAACATTTTTAACTCAAGTTGGAGTGGCGAACACATACAACCTTCCCGTTGATTATTATCTTATCGATAAAATATTTTATTATTCAACATTACTAGATTCTGGTTCTACAGATGGAGCTACAACTGCATTTAAATTAATTGATTCTACCGCTAGCTTTACAAGCACTGTTTTAGTGGGAAGTATAGTTGTTAACACAACTGACACCACTCAAGCTTATGTAGTTGCAGTTGATAGTGCAACTCAATTGAGTTTAAGCGCAAACATAATGGCAACAGGAGAAAATTTCTCTATATACTCAAATACAAATATAAAAGAAGTAGAAAGAGTAACACAAAACAAAATATTTAGATTAACAAATTCTAACTTAACCGCACCAACTACTAGTTACCCAGCGTATGTTTTAGGAGGAGCAACATCGACACTATTAGGAAACACAATAACAGTTTATCCAAGTTCCATAACTGGTGCTGCAGATATCAAAACTCAATACGTGAGATATCCTAGACCACCAAAATGGACGTATACTCAGTTAACAGGAGGCGAACCTTTATTTAATCCTAATGCTGCAGATTTTCAAGATTTTGAATTACCAGACTCAGATGAGCCTATGATAATAAATAAAATTTTAGAGTACGCTGGTTTGTCTATAAGAGAAACAGCCGTATCTAGATTTGGTTCAGCACAAGAAGCAGAAGAAAATAAACAAGAAAATTAATTATGGCTTATTTAACAGGATATCAGTATTATGAAAATTCAGGAACAGCACCACAAAATGCTAACTGGGGAAGCTATCAATACGTATCATTAGAGGATATTGTAAATAACTTTATGTTGATGTATGTTGGAAACAATGAGCTTTTAAATAACATAGAAAGATATCAAGTTTTATTTCATGCAAAACGAGCAATACAAGAATTAAATTATGATGCGTTTAAAGAAATAAAAATATTAGAGTTAGATGTTTGCAATAACTTAAGGTTTATATTACCGCCTGATTACGTTAATTACGTTAGAATATCATTATATAAAGGTGGTATGCTATACCCATTAACAGAAAATATACAAACTAATTGGGCTTCTAGTTATCTTCAAGATAACAATTGTAAGGTTTTATTTGATCAAGATGGAAATGTTTTGCAAGCAGAGTTTTCTCAGTTAGATGCAGATAGAATAGCGGGAACAAAAAAATCTATTTATTTAAATCCTTCTAGTCCGTATGACGGTAGGTATGGATGGAATGTAGATGGTTGTTGGTATTTTGATTATGGTGTTGGCGCTAGATTTGGATTAAACACAGAGACAGCAAATTCTAATCCAACATACAAAATAGACAAAAAAGCGGGCGTTATAAACTTCAGTTCTGGAATGGCAAATCAATTATGTATTATAGAATATGTTTCTGACGGAATGGAAAATGGTAACGATTCATCAGTTACTGTAAATAAAATGTTTGAAGATTATATATATGCTTACATTAAATTTGTAATCTTAAATTCTAAATTTGGCGTACAAGAATATATAGTTAACAGAGCAAGAAAAGATAAATCAGCGCTTTTAAGAAATGCAAAAATTCGTTTGAGTGATATACACCCAGGTAGACTTTTAATGAATCTTAGAGGCCAAGACAAGTGGCTTAAATGATAACATACAGTAATTTTACTAAAGGCAGAATGAATAAGTCTGTCGACGAAAGACTTTTACCAGCTGGAGAGTACGTAGACGCAATGAATGTGCGATTAGGTTCAACCGAAACTACAGAAATAGGTTCTGTAGAAAACTCAAAAGGTAACTCGTTATTAGCAACTCCTTTATTTCAAGATCAAATACTTTCTACAAGTGCAGTATGTATAGGTGCGTTTGAGGATGGCGCTAACGAAACATTGTATTGGTTCTTACATGATCCAGCTAACGGACAATCATCAGTAACAAACAAAGTAGACTTAATAGTATCGTTTGATATTAGTAACAACAACTTGACTTATCATGTTATTTCTACTAGTGTACTAAATTTTAGTACAACGAACATAATAACTGGAATTAATAAGATAGGAGATTTGCTGTTTTTTACAGACGACAATAATCCACCTAGAAAAATAAATGTAACTAGATCTTACCCAACTCCAGTAAATGATATAGATGTTTTAACAAACGATTTAATAAACGTAATAGTAAGACCTCCGGTGGCACCGCCAACGTATGTTTTGCTTAATTCAGGAACGGAAGAGAACTATTTAGAATCTAGAATGGTAAGCTTTGCTTATAGATATCAATATCAAGATGATGAATATAGTGCTTTGTCTCAATTTACAGATATAGCATTCGTCCCTGGAGCTTTTAGTTTAAATGTAGATGACTACACTAATGAAGGTATGTTAAATATTTTCAATACAGTTGAAGTTTCTATTAACACAGGCCCTATAGAAGTAAAGGCAATAGACATATGTTTTAAATTTGCAGACAGCACAGTAATTAATGTTATAGATAAATTTAAAAAAGGCACTCAAGGATGGGGTGATAATCAAATTGTAACACAACAATTTCAGAATAGTAAAATATTTACTGTTTTAGGGTCGTCAGAGTTATCTAGACTTTACGACAATGTTCCTAGAAAAGCCAAAGCTCAAACAGTAATGGCTAATAGATTAATATACGGCAATTATGTAGATGGATATAACGTTAATAATCAACTAAATTATAGCACATCTTTAGTAACTAAAGATATTTTAAATTTTGAATTACCTACCACAAAGGTAGATGGTATACAGTATACAATAAATCCATCTTCAAGTGAAGACGGTGATGATTCTGCCGCTACTATTGATTTTACAGAAGTATTAGCAAATGGATTAAAACAAGGAGGATTTTTGTCATTAAGTTTTGTTTATAATGGAAGAGTATATGATGGACCAGCTGGATCTGTTATTCCAACTCCACAGCCATCTACAACTATTGATTTTGAAATAACATTAGATCAGGACTATGCTGACGTAAATGCATTAGCAACATCTGATTTTTTTAAATCTAGAATAGGCTCAGAAGGAACGTATATACAAACAGTTGCAAATTGCCCTAATGGCTCTACTTTAACAGATCAGTTTAATTGCAGTGTGACAGCTTCTCCAACGGATAGCGGACCTTACGCTTGGCAAAAAGAAGAAAGTGGAATAACAGGCATAGATCAAGGAATATTAATAACATCATCCCCTGGAAGTAATATTATACAACTACAGTTTCCTGCTATGCAGTATAAAGAAACTACTACTAATACCACAAAACTTTACGGTTATTTTAAAATTACAACAGCAGACGCTGATTTTATTAATCAAGGAAACAACAAAAGTTTACATAGTAATAGAAATTATGAAGTTGGAATAGTTTATATGGATGAGTATTTAAGAAGTTCTACTGCTTTAGTTTCTCCAAATAATACAATCTTTGTGCCTGCGTCAAATTCTGTAAACGCTAATTCTATACAAGTTACAATCCCTACAACAATGATAGCGCCATCATGGGCTACTAGATATAAATTTGTTTGTAAACGATCAGAAGCTACTTATGAAACAATCTACAGTAATATATTTTATAGAGATACTTTAGATAATTCAGTGTATTTTAAACTAGAAGGTCAAAATCAAACAAAGGCTGTTGCAGGAGATGAGCTAGTGGTTAAAACAGATGTTAACGGACCTTTATCTACTTATGTTACTGCAACAATATTAGAGGTTGAAGCAAAAGCTATAAATTTTATAACCACTGCAGCTAATGCGGGCTCAACTCCATTTACAGCTGAATTAGCAGGTTTGTATATGAAAATTATACCAAATAACTTTGCTGTAACTTTAGGTGAAGGTGAAGAAAATAATTTTGACTCAGGTAGAAAGTCAGATTCTTCTGCAAAAAGAAGTGGGTTTCCTCAAATAAGTATACCTTGTTTTACAACTTCACCAGATGGAACGACTGTTGCAAACGTCGAAGTTCCAGAGGGAAGTAGGGTAACTTTTGATTTTACTTTTAATAGAAATTCTGCTGGAGGAGCAACCGGTTCGCGTAAATATTTGTATAACAGAACAGTGGCTGCCAGTCAAGATTATGATAATTTAAGAGATTTTGTAATAGGAGAAAATATAACATTTAAGGAAGGTATATCTTCTGGAACAGATAATACTACAAATGTCAATGAATTTTTTCCAGCCTTATCTACTGCTTGTCCAATAAATGCTATCCCTGGTACAAATCAATATAGTTTTAAATATGATCAAGCTTCAGGGAGTCCTAATAAATTACAACTTTGTTTAAGCGGAGGTACAAAAGGATCCAGAGGGGAGAGATCTAAGGTGAACGGAAGAATTACTATTGCTTTTGCTTCTTCTCCTATAATTTTTGAAACAGTGCCAGTTGATGTTGATAATGATATTTATTATGAAAATGATCAAGTATTTGATATAAACACTAATGGAGAACACCAGTCGGGTACTATAACTGGAGATCAAAATCAAACGAGCAGTTTACCAGGTATAGTAAATTTAGATACATTTGATTGTTTTTCATTTGGTAACGGAGTAGAAAGTTATAAAGTAGAAGACAGGATAGACGGGTACTCATTCGAATTAGGACAAAGAGTAACTGCTGTATCAGAAGAAGATTTTAAAGAAGCAAACAGATTTGCAGGACTAACATACAGTGGTGTGTTTAACGAAGAAACAAACATAAACAGAACAAATGAATTTAATTTGTCTGTAGCTAATTTTAAAGATTTAGAAAAATCATTTGGTGACATACAAGTGTTACACTCTAGGGATACAAATATTCTTGTGTTACAAGAAGATAAAATATCGTATGTCTTAGCAAATAAAAATTTATTATCAGACTCTGCTAGTGGAGATGGTGCGGTTGTAGCATCTGCAGCTGTGTTAGGAACTCAAATAGCACGTATAGAAGAATTTGGAATAAGCAATAATCCAGAAAGCTTTGTTTCTTATGGACCTGATAGGTTTTTTGCAGATTCAAAAAGAGGAGCAATAATACACTTAAAGGGAAATAATGCAATAAATTCTGACAAACTATCTGTCGTTTCAGAAACTGGAATGAGATCGTATTTTAGAGATTTATTTAATAACAATTTTTCAACTCAAAAACTAGGAGGATACGACCCATACATGAACGAGTATGTATTCTCTTCTAACGAAACTATAGTTCCAGGAACACCTGGAGCTACCACTACAATACAAGTGCAGTGTGGCACAGGCTTTGGTCTAAGTAATTTTTCAACAAATACTACATTCCAAATAGAGCTTGGAGAAGCCACAGGAAGTTTTACTGTTTTTTATAATGTTACAGGATCCGTGGTTATTGATTATGCGTGGAGTTCGACAACAGGATCGGTAAGCGCAGCTAATACTCAATCTAGTTTTTCAATAGTAAAATCTAGCGCAACACCTAGTTTTGCTACTATAACCGTAAGACCAACCGGTACAGCAACATTTACAGGAAAAGTAGACTGTCCTTCTACAAATTCTCTAACTATCGTGCAAGTTACAATAGGTAATCCACCAGATGAAAATAAATTTATTCATAACGAATATTACTGGAGCAACGGAAGTACAACTAGCCCGGTGTCCAGTGAGTTAATTTCTTTTGGTAACGTACAATTATCAAGTTATATAAGCAACACTGGTCAATCTTCAGTTGGATTATATCCACCTTCTGGTGCAACATTATACATGGCATCAAACAAAATTGATTTTGACACTTTAGTTTTTGATCCAACTACAGATAGCTTTAAGTATTTAGTTTCAAACACTTTATACACGGCGGCACAGATACCAGCTTTATTGAATAATGGATCTTTAGCTACAGCAACACCTATAACTAATCCAAGTACAGGGTATTATACAGCTAACTTTACATATACTAATTCATCTAATCAATATTTATATTTAATATTTGATTACACCACCTCTACAAGTGCTTCTTTAAGATATGGTGCTTCTGCACAAATTGCTTGTTGTACAGGATCAAGTGCTACATTTTATTTAGATGCAGATACGTTTGCATTATCGACAGCGGTTTACAGCGACAGCAATCTTACAACTAAAGCAGCAGATCAATTCTATCAGGCAGATGGAATATCAAGACAACAAATATCTGGATTATTAACAAGTAGTCAGGCGTGTCCATCTTGTGGAACAGCAATAGGATTGTGTTACAGCTCAAGCAGTGAACAAGAAGTCTGCTGTGAGGGATGTACATATTCGTTACTTTTAGGAGGTCCATTGGCATCTTCTAGAACAAATGCTTGTGCAGGATCAGCAACAGGAAATAGTTATTATTTTAATGGTAGTGGTAGCACTCCAGCAGTAAATAACTTCTTGTACACAAATAGCGCAGGAACTATTTTAGCGTCAACAGGTTTTTATAAAATATCAGCTACACAAGTTTTAGGTGTGAATGCTAATGGAATGATTACAGAAATATTAAATTGTTAAATAAAAATATATGTCAGCTACAGATAACACATACTTTATAGATTCAGCAACGTTTACAACAGCAACTGCAGTATATATAGATAGTGTATTAAGCACAAAAGCACCTGATGGGTGGTATACTTTTGGAACTACAGTAAGAGAGCAAAGTGGAGGAACACTTGGAGGAAGCACAGCTTGTAATTGCAACGTATTTTATATGTCTGGAGTTAGGTCTTCATGTGCCGATTTTTGTGATGGTACAAATAGAACCATACCTACATCTGTAAGTTCATTAGCTAACGCTACATTCTCTACATTATCTTTAGGAGACACTATATTAGGCCCAGCGCTAACAAACGGATGGTATGCTTATGCGGCAACAAGCACTAATACAGCTACAGGGACATATAAACAATTACAAATAACAGCAGGAAACTACGTAGCAGACATAAAACAATGTTCTGGCACAAATTGTATAACACCTTAATTTATGGCAATAACAGTATCATATAGTGAAGACAGTAAAGGATGGCCTTCTTTCTATTCATTCATTCCAGAAAAAATGATAGGGATGAATAACTTTTTTTATACATTTAAAAATGGAAATTTATACAGACACAATACTAATACAAATCGTAATGAGTATTATGGTGTAGCTGGAAATCTAAACCCATCTACAATCACTAGTGTGTTTAACGTAAAGCCTTTAGAAGCTAAATTATGGAAAACTTTAAGCTTAGAGTCTGATGCAGCATGGGGAGCAACAGTCACAACTGATTTACATCAAACAGGTGGGTCAATTGACTCTAGTTATTTTGTTCAAAAAGAAGGAGATTGGTTTGCGTTTATTAGAGATAATGCATCAACAGTTAATTTTAGCTTAAGATCTGCCAACGGATTAGCTCAAAGTGTAGGTGTTACAAACCCTAACACTACGGCTTGTGTAATAACTTTTAATCAAGAGCCAGGAAATATAATTAGTATAGGCGACGCTGTATATCAGACAGACCCATCAGTACCTCCAGCGGTATCTCCAACACCTGTGTTTATAGGAACAGTCACTGCTATAAATAATGTTATATCAGGTGGTGTGTTTAGTATAACTATAGATAACCTAACAGGAACTCCTGCTCCACCAACAGCTGCAGCAGCTAAATTTATTCTTTACTTAAAGAACAGTGTAGCAGAATCACATGGCATAAGAGGTTATGTTTTAGAGTTTACATTATCAAACAACTTAACAACTCCAGTGGAGTTATTTGCAGTAGGCTCTAGTATCTTTAAAAGTTACCCGTAAAATTTGTATCTTTGTTATTATAAAAAATTAAAAAAATATGGGAGCACCCGCGGTAGCAATTATAGGATTAGGATTATCAGCTATAGGAACAGGTTTATCTTTTACTCAAGCAGCAAAACAAAGAAGGTTAGCTCAACAGGCTGCAGATGAAGCAGAAGTAGCGATTAACAACGCAAGAGTAATAGCATCAAAAAATGTAGCCGAACAAGCACAAATACCAATGCAGGCTTACGAACAAGGTTTTAGACAACGACAAGTATTACAAAAAGACATAATGAATTCTCTTCAAGGTGCAGACACAAGAAGTCTAGCTGCAGGAGTTGGCGGAGTAGCGCAAGCAGGTATGCAAGCACAACAACGACAACAAGCAACACAAGAACAGGCGTTAGCAGAAAGACAAAATGCAATTATAGAAGGTGAACAAGAAAGAGACAAAACTTTATTAGGATTAGA